CCGCTCGCTGATTCCGGATCTGCCGCTGTACAAAGCGCAAGGCGATCGCGCCGTAGCGATCTTCGACAAATTGCGTCTGGCCGACGTACCCGGCACGCCGTACATGGCGGAGGCCGGCGGGCCGTGGTTCCGCGAGATCGTCCGGACGCTGTTTGGCGCGCTGGATCCTGTCACGCAAGAGCGGGCGATCCGCGAGCTGTTCCTGCTGGTGGCGAAGAAAAATAATAAGACCACCGGCGGATCGCTGTTGATGCTGACGGCCTTGCTGCTGAACCGGCGCCCGAAAGCGAAATTCTTTTTTGTCGCGCCGGTGCACGACACCGCGGAGATCGCCTTCGCCGCGGCAGCCGGCGCGATTGTCCTGGACGGCGTGCTGTCGAAAAAGCTGCACGTCCGCGAGCACTTGAAAACGATCGTCCACCGCGAGTCCGAGGCAACCTTGCAGGTAATGACGTTCGACCCGGCGACCTTGACCGGCCAGAAATGCGCCGGGGTGCTGATCGACGAGCTGCACGTGGTGGCCAAGATGAACAAGGCGCCGAGTTCGATTCGGCAACTGCGCGGCGGGATGCTGCCGTTTCCGGAAGCATTCATGATGTTCATTACTACGCAGAGCGAAGAGGCGCCCAGCGGTGTGTTCCGGTCCGAGCTGATGAAGGCTCGGGCGATTCGCGACGGTACGCGCCAAGGCGCCATGCTGCCGGTCCTATACGAGTTTCCGAAGGAAATGCAAGCCAAGCCGGAAGTTTGGCGCGATGCGAAGAACTGGCACATGGTGACGCCGAACGCGGGCCGCTCGGTCACCATTGCGCGCTTGGTCGAAGAGTTCGATGTGGCGCAAGCAACCTCCGAAGAAGAACTACGCGCCTGGGCATCACAGCATTTGAATGTCGAGATCGGCCTAGCGCTGCATTCCGACCGCTGGGCCGGCGCTGATTATTGGGAACGGCAAGCGCGCCCGGCCTTCACCATAGACGAGCTGCTCGATCGCTGTGAAGTGGTCGACGTGGGCATCGACGGCGGCGGCCTGGACGACTTGCTCGGATTCGCGGTGCTAGGCCGGGACGCGATAACCCGCGAATGGATGCTCTGGACGCACGCATGGGCGCATCCGGACGTGTTGGAACGCCGCAAGTCCGAGGCCGAGCGCTTTCGCGACTTTGTAAGCGACGGCAACTTGACGATTGCCAAGGAACACAAGGACGACGTGCTGGAAGTCGCCGCGCTCGTTGCGCACATCGAGGCATCCGGCAAATTGGATAAGGTCGGCGTCGATCCGGCCGGCATCGGCAGCGTCCTGGACGCGATGAGCGACGCCGAGGTGCCGCAGGAAAAAATTATCGGCATCAAACAGGGCGGCTGGCTCTCCGGCGCGATCAAAACCGCCGAACGTAAGCTGGCCGAAGGCGTCTTTATACATGGCGGACAAAACATGATGAACTGGTGCATCGGCAATGCCAAGGCGGAAATACGCGGTAACGTCATCGCGATCACAAAAAAGGCGTCCGGCTTCGCCAAGATCGATCCAGTGTCGGCCATGCTCAACGCCGTATCGCTACTTGCGCTGAACCCCGAGGCGATCGGCAGCCTTGCGGACTCACTAGCCGATCCGATCATCGTTATATGAGCAACATCATGAGCAAAGTCCCGTGGGCCTTGATCGTCGTTTGTCTGGCGTTCGTCGCCGGCGCCGGGTTGGCCGTTGGCGCCGTGTTTGTTCTCGCCGGCATCGGCTGGGCGCTGCTGGCCGCCGCAGTTCCCTGTTTTCTGCTATCGGCAATCATTTTAAGAGGACTAACGCGTGCATAAATCGCTGACAGCGGCCATTGCGGACGGCGTACGCGCGCCGATAGGAATCAAAGTCGCGCTGCAATCCTGGCTCGGCGTGCCGATCAGCCTGCAGGACGGCGCTTTCTGGCGCGAATGGAGCGGCACCCACTCGTTTATCGGCAAGCAAGTCACGGTCGACAAGGCGCTGCAACTCTCCACGGTATGGTCGTGCGTGCGCTTGATATCCGAGACATTGGCCACATTGCCGCTCGGGTTTTACCAACGCCGCGAAAACGGCTCCCGCATCGACGCGACGGGACACAATTTGTATAGCCTTTTGCACCGGCAGCCGAATGGAGACATGACAGCAGTGGTGTTTTGGGAAGTGGTAGTCGCCTCAATGCTCTTATGGGGCAACGCATACATTGAAATCAACCGCAGCGGCAGCACCGTGATTGCGCTGCAATTCCTGCACCCGGCACGCATGATCGTGCGGCGGCTGTTCGACGGCTCGTATGAGTATCGGTACCGTGATGCCGCCACCAGTCGGGAGCGGGTGCTCTCCGAAAACAACCTCATGCACATTCCGGCGTTTTCAACCGACGGGCGGCTGGGATTGTCGCCCATCGTGTACGGCGCCAATGTGATGGGAACCGCGATCGAGACCGACAAAGCGAGCGCCGAGACATTCCGCGATTCGACGCGCGCCAGCGGCATTGTCACCATGGACGCGATATTCAAACCAACGCAGCGCGACGAAATCCGGGCGCACGTTAAAAAGGTAAGCGCCGAGGGCGGCGTCTATGTGCTGGAAAAGGGTGCCGGATTTGAAAAACTAGGCTTCGATCCCGTTTCCGCCGAATTACTGGCCAGCCGGTCCTGGAACGTCGAGGAAATGTGCCGCTGGTATCGCGTCGATCCATCCATGATCGGGCACGGCGGAAAAGACTCCAACTGGGGTACCGGGCTTGAACAGAAAATGATCTGGTTTCTGACGTTCACGCTGCGCCACTGGTGCGTGCGGATCGAGCAGGCGGTGCATAAAAGTTTATTGACGCCGGTGGAGCGGCAGACCTACTTCGCAGCCTTCAACCTTGAAGGGCTGTTGCGGGCCGACTCGGCCTCGCGGGCGGCGTTTTACAGCATCATGGTCAATAACGGCATCATGACCTCCGACGAAGTGCGCGCGCTGGAAAATCTCGCGCCGATGGGCGGCAATGCGGCGGTACTGCGTGTGCAAAGCGCGATGGTCGCCATCGACGATATGAACAAAGGATCGAACGCCGCGCAAGGAGCCTCCGACGCGCTAAAAGCGTGGCTCGGAATCGAATCCGTATCTGCCGGTGCGCCGGCCAAGGAGCAATAAATGCGTAAGAACACCATGCCGCAAGCGCGCGAATGCGAGCGTCCGAACGGGCTGCAGTGGGATTTGTCACCGCAAGCGCTGGAACGGTGGGCGCCAAACCTGATGGCCGCTGCCTCCGATGAAGCCGGCACGATCTCGATCTTCGACCCGATCGGCGTCGATTTCTGGACCGGCGAAGGCGTCACCGCGAAGCGGATCGCCGGCGCGCTGCGCGCAATCGGCGCCGACAAGGATGTGGTGGTCAACATCAATTCGCCCGGCGGCGACCTGTTCGAGGGCATGGCGATCTACAATTTGCTGCGCGAGCACAAGGGCAGCGTGACGGTCAAGGTGCTAGGGATCGCTGCGTCCGCCGCCTCGATCATCGCCATGGCCGGCGACGACATCCAGATCGCGCGCGCCGGATTCCTGATGATCCACAACACTTGGGTCGCCGCGATCGGCAACCGCCACGATCTGCGCGATGTCGCCGACATGTTGGAGCCGTTCGACTTCGCGATGGCCGACATTTACACGGCGCGCACCGGCCTAGAGGCCAAGGCGGTGCAAAAGAAGATGGACGCCGAGACCTGGATCAACGGCAGCGCCGCCGTCGACGAAGGCTGGGCCGACTCACTGCTTTCCGCAGACCAGGTGAAACAGGATAAGAACGCGCGCGCCGAGCGGCCAGCACTCTACCGGGCCGATATGGCGTTAGCGAAAGCAGGCATGCCGCGCGGAGAGCGCCGCGCCCTCATTCAAGATTTGAAAGCCGGCACGCCCAGCGCTGCCGGAACCGGTAAGCCGTGCGCTACCGATGACGACACGCCGCGCGCTGTCGAACCCGTAGCAACGATGTACGCACTGAAAACATTCTCACTTACCGAATAGGAACCCATCATGAAAGAAGATTTCACCATCGACGACGTAAAAGCCGAACTGAAAAAGATCGGCGACAGCGTCAAGGAGGCCGGCGAAAAAGCGCTGGCCGAAGCAAAGAAGCACGGCGACATGTCGGTAGAAATGAAGCCGAAGGTCGACGAACTGCTGGTCAAGCAAGGCGAATTGCAGGCACGTTTAATGGAAGTCGAGCAGAAAGCGGCCCGTCGCGGCAGCGAAGAACGGCAAGCCGAACAAACGGCCGGCATGCAAGTCGTCTCCTCCGACGCGTTCAAGGCATGGGTGAACAGCGGCGGGATGAAAAGCACGCAATCCGGCTACGTCTGCCCGATCCCCAGGGCCGCGCTGACCAGCATCGCCACCACCAACACCACCACCGTCGGCGTTGGCCCGGACATGCAGCCCGGCGTGATACCCGGAACGCAGCGCCGATTGACCATCCGCGACCTGCTCACGCCCGGCACCACGCAATCGAACATGATACAATACGTGAAGGAAACCGGGCGAAAGCAGGTCGCGGATGGTCAATCG